ATGAGCGTTTCGACCAACGTCGTCCGTCGCCCTGGAAGCCGAAATTATTACGTCCGGTTGGCGGTGCCGCGCGATCTCCAGGTGCGCATGGGCAAGCCTGGGAAGCCCCGCAAAGAGCTTTGGAAGAGCCTGAACACGTCAGACGCGCGTGAGGCTAGGCAGTTGTCCAGGCCGATCCTGGACGAATGGGAGCGCATGTTTGCGGAGCTGCGCCGGCCGAAGCAGTTGACCGAGGCGGAGCTGCAAGACGCGATCTGGCGCCGCTACCTGGAGCTGATCACGACCGATGAGAAGTTCCGGCAGTCCCTGCCCACCAATGACGACCTGGACGCGATCTGGAAATACCTGGAGGTCGAGTTCGGCGAGCAGAGCATATCGGCCTACCGCATCTATGAAGAGCTGCGCGACCGGTTCGACAACAACCAGCGTGAGCGTGCCGCCCGCCTCGCGCAGATGAAGGCAGAGGCCGCGCGCGGCGAGACCAAGCTGATCGCCGACGTGGTCGAGCAGGTCATCGAGGCTCGCCGGCTGGGCGTGGATCCAGGAACGCCAGAATATCGCAAGCTCGCCCATGGGCTCCAGCGTGCAGAGCTGGAAGGCCTGGGGCGCACCGTCGAGCGCGACCAGGGCGACTTCTCCGGCGCGCCGAAAGACAAGATGGTGCAACAGCCCACCGTGTTCGATCCGCCCAAAGGTGAGCAGATCCTGGAGCTGTTCGACCGCTACGCGCGGGAGAAGCCGGGCCGGGTGTCGGCGGACACGTGGCAGTCCAATCGCAAGGTCGTGGCGCTCTTTGACGACTTCGTTGGGGGCAAGGCGCACATATCCGCCTTCAACCGAAAGAACGTCCGGGAGTGGAAGGACAAGCTGTTCGAATGGCCGGTGAAGGCGATCGAGGCGCGCGAGTTTCGTGGGCTGTCGTTCCTGGACGTGATCCAGCGTAACAAGGTCGTCGGAAAGCCGGTAATCCAGCACAAGACGATCAACCGCTATCTGGCCGCTCTGGGCGGCTTCTGTAACTGGTTGCTCGCCAATGACTTCATCCGCGAGGACGTCATGGTCGGCATGTATCTGGAGGTCGACCGCAAGAAAAAGACGGTGCTGCCATACACGGAGACGCAACTGCAAACGATCTTCCGTTCGGCGCTCTTCCATCGATGTGGTGGCGACAAGCTGGAGCATCAGGCCGGCGACGTCGAGGTTCGGGACTGGCGCTACTGGATCCCGCTAATCGCGATCTACTCGGGCGCACGGCTCGGTGAGATTTGTCAGTTGATGGTTGCCGACGTTCGCCAACTGCATTCGACGTGGATCCTTCACATCACCGAGGAGGGCGCCGGAGGGAAGTCGACCAAGACGGAAGGATCGATGCGCGTGGTGCCGGTGCATTCACGGCTGATCGAGCTGGGCTTCCTCAAATTCCACGCTCGCATGAAGGCGTTCGGGGACAGGCTCTTTCCGGAGATCAAGGCCGACGCGCGAGGCTATATCAGCGGCAAGCCCTCGACATTCTTCAATGACTACTTCCGGACCATCGGTGTGAAGGCAGACCGATCGAACAACTTCCATTCGTTCCGCCACAACGTCGCCGACGCCTTCCGCGCTGCCGGTTATCTCGACGAGACTTTCGGCCCGCTCTTGGGGCATACCAAAAGCACCACAACACAGAAGTATGGCGTGCTGCCGGAAGGTCCGCTGCGGGATCGCGTGACGATGATCGAGGCGATAGAATACCCTAGTCTCTCTCTTTGACCATAAGCGGATACTTCTGTTGGAAGCTCAGATCAAACTCCCGCACGCGACCCAAGACGGGTGGATTGAACCCTAGCCGTTGAGGATCCTCCAATTGTTGGTCTGCTGCATTGGCCAAAATTTTGATGTGGTCCGTCCGGATGGAGGGAGACCATTCCGAGTAGAACCCAGAAACTCCGGTCAAGCGCAAGCCTGCGCTCGTCGGCCTGGGAAATTTCACGAAGCCCATTAGGTGCTCAAACTTCGGAGGCGATAAGTGGATGTAAGCTTGGATTGAATCTTCCTGCTTCTGACTTTCAAAATCCCATTCAGTTTCGTAGCCGATCGAACCCCACAGGCGACACTCATCCTGGTCATTGGCCGACTTGTAAATAAACAGCCCAAAATCGGTTATCCTACGCTGTGTGCCGAACATAGAGTAGGTGCCGGACTGTCTCGCTTCAATCGAGGGGCGCAACCGGCCGAAAATGTGCTCGGAAACTTCGGCTTTGGTGCCGCTCCCATCCCGGTCATCTGTGCTCATGCGGAGATTGCATGATGGGATCAATTCGACGACTTCAAAATACAAGCTGTATCCCCAAGGGACCTGATCGCGCCCGATCTGCCTGCCCTTGGCGTCGAATTCTTTGATCGACCATTCATAAAGATTTTTGTGCTCGCGCTCGGTGCTCAGCACGACGCGATTGTCAACGCAGTAATTCATGCCCCCTCCCGGCTTCCTCGCGCAATCTAAACGAGAGGAAAGCTCCCGGGCAAGAGCACTGGCCCGCAACGCAGAAGGGCGCGGTGTGATCCGCGCCCTTTGAGTTAGATGGTGGTCCGGTTGGAGGGCCTTACTCTCCGAAGTCGAAGATCTTCTCTTCCGTCAGCCGGATATAGTTCTTGAACTCCGTTTCGTTGTCGATTGCCGCCGCCGTCATGACGTGGGCAATAGCGCCGACACATGAATTCCGATCGGCGCGGCCGGCCTTGTATGCATCCAGCACGGTCTCCAAAAATTGGTCGAGCGAGGCGTGGTCGGTTTTGGTTGGTTCAAAGGACATTCTGGTCGTCTCCATGTCTCCCGGGGAAACGAAACCCCTCCCGGCGGAGACAACCGAGAGGGGCGTTGCGTTGCGTCGTGCTGCGGAGCGTGGCCTTGCGGCGCGGCGCGCTGCGGCGCGATGATTTGCGCTATAGCGATCGAGCCTCCGATCGCCGGTCACGAAAAGTTACAGCGCCTCAGTGCAGGCGCATGCTGCCCAGGCCGGCGAGCCCCTGGTCAATCTCCGACGGATGGGCTGGATCGCGATCGGCGCTTGATGCCGGGTAGATGTCGGCCGCGCACAACGCGACCTGGACGCGGTGCTCGACGAAGGCGCGACCCATCACGACATAGCGGTCGGTGCCCGCCTGCATGTCAGTCAGGGTCTCCACGAGTTTAAAGTAGCGGCAGTCGGAGATCGTCATTGGTCAGCCCCGTGTTGGTGATGCACGGGAATCCAGATGCGCGATTTGTGAGTCGCCGGCAAGACATCGAAATTCGTCAAAAACGAAAAGTAAGTTATTGCTGACACAACCGAGTGAATCGTATCAATTGGTTGATGGACTGATATTTATTTTGCGGTCAACGCCCGCTTACAACGAGTTCTTGATGACAGAACCGGTAACCGCTGCGACAGTTTGGAGCATACCCCTCCCGCAGATTGTGGGATTTGCTGTCACCATTCTTGCTTCATTCTTATCTGCCCGTTGGGGAACGGCCGAGACTCGAAAGCAATTCCAAAAGAAGACGGAGGACGATGAGCGAGCCGCCGCTGCGGAGTTGGTGCCACTACTCCTAAAATTTGCTCTCGACTGCGATAAGAAGAAGATAGATCTATCCCTTTACATATCGAGTGACGGGCATGCAGGCGCTGACGAAACTGTCCATGGCATCGACTTCCCGTCAGCAATCCACTCCGCCGCTGCGCGCCTGGGCCCCCGTATTACGGAGCGAGCGATCAAGCTAGAGGTAACTAAGACTAGAGCCGAACGTTACGTTGCCGACGCTAGCGACTTTGTCGAGAACTACGAACTCGACCAAAAGATACTTAGCTTCCTTGCGCTCCTTTCTCTTCGGGCGCGCCACCTTTGCGATATGGCTGCCGAAAAAGTTGGGCTCGCCATGCGCCATCCCGAAGATGATATGGATCGCCTGCTAAAGGAATCGATGCATCACATGCACGAGATCGACTCGGGCTCGGAAGCGAATTGGTATTGAGATCACGAACAGCATAGCCCTGGGTCGGAACGCCTCGGTCAGGCCGATGGCCGATGGTGAGCCGCCGGAGGCGGCGAGCATGGCCGGAAGGGTCTCAGTCAGGCCGGAGGGCTTCCATCACCGGGAAGTCCTCTTCATAGCCGGAAGCATCCATCTCCGGAGATGGTTCAAGAGCGAGCCGCCGAAGGCGGCCGGCGCCGAAGGCGCCTCTTGGAGCGAAGCGACCGAGCGGAGCGAGGGAGACCGCGAGTTTCGCTGTCACGCTTCCTAGAGGGCTAACGCCCTCGCTTTCCTAAACCACCAAACTACTAGCTACTTCTAGGAAGCGTGACAGGCCGGCTCTTCAAAAACCCCTTGTTTTGTAGGGTTTTTGAAAACAGGGTGGATCAGAACGGTTTGAATCTGTTCCACCCTGCCCCAAAATCTGTTCCACCCTGCCTCCACAAGCCATTGATAACACGCCTCTTTTTTAGCAGCGTGACAGCGAATATAGCGCGCTACAGGTTGTGCCAAGGTCCGCCATCAGCCTCAAGGGAGGCGGCGATTTGGCGGAACTGCCAAGCCTTCTTTCGGGTGAACCCATCCCCCAGGTGTCTCGCGAGATCGGCGTCGGACATCGCGCCGTAATGGCCGATCAAGATCCGTGACAGATAACGGAAGCCCGCAAGCTCGCTCTCGCGTCCGCGCAATTGCTCGAGCTGTTTGTCACCGCGCGGCTTGGCCGTCGCCTTCCGCAGTGTGCTCGCGAGCTTCGCGATACTCGTTTCCCTGGGACGCGCGCGATGCATGCGCTGCCGGTTGCGGGCGCGGCGCCGTTTCTTCTCCGCAGCGTTGTTGCGGATCATCTCGGCATAGTTGGGTAGCGACGGCGCAGCTAAATTTTCTTTGAAATTGAGCGCGAGAACCTGAGCGGGAGTGCTATAATCAGATTGTTCAGACATGAGCTTGGAACCTTCGGTCTGGACCGTCCAGTCAGTAATGACCCCTTACTGGACACTCCTTTTGAAAACCCTCGCTTCGCAGGCGGGGGTTTTCGTTTTTCAGGGGCTATATAGCGGCGAGCTACAGGATCTCGCGCTGTTTATCGCCGCATCCAGCCGCCCGGCCGTGTCGCGGTCCTGAGTTCATCGGCGATCATGGTCCTGATGTGATGCTGCGCTGCCTGGGCGATGTTCTCGCCCATGCGCGCGTGATCCTGCTCCGACATGCCGGGGTTGCCCTGCACCGAGACGGAGATCGACGGCGCGATGACGCTCTGATGGCTGGCGATCATGGGCGCGGCCGGCGAGCCGCCGCCGACCAGTCCGCCATCGGCGAACCGGGGCACGCCGCGATTGATCGCCTCAAGGACGGCGCGGTGTTTCCTGGTCGACTCCGCGTTGATCACATACTCGCCCGGCGACAAGCGGGCCAAAACCCGGTCATCGCGGGGACCGCCTGGGCCAGTAACCTCGCCCCCATCGCTGAACATCGGGAAGCTCAAGCCGCCAGTGCCGGCGCCAAGGCCGGATGACATGACGGGCGCAGATCCAGAGCCCAGGCCGAACAGGCTTCCGAATCCGGAGAGCAGTGGCTTCACGATCAGCGCTTGATTCGCCATCTGCAACAGCGAGCGGGCGAAGCTTGAGACGAAGGATTGCAGTGATTGTGTCGCGCTCTTGGTGCCCATCTCGAAATCGGTCAGCGGGCCGTTCAGCGAGTTGCTGAACGCGTCCCCCACCCCCTTCAAGGCGTTGTTCACCCGGATTGCCGCCGCCTCAGTGGAAGCGAGGGCGCGGGGAACGTCGTTTCCATAGACGCCACGAAGCTCTTGCGCGATCTGCACGTCTTCCGGCGACATGAGCGCGGTCTGCCGGCCGAAATCGATCTGGGATTGAACCTTTGCCTTCGCCAGCGCGTCCGCCGCCTCGCTAGCGCGGTTCTGTAGCTCCCTAAACTTGGCCGCTTGGTCGGCGGTCTCTTTGCCGCCGTTCGCCTGCACGGCGGCGGTTTCCTGGGCCTCCGCCCGAAAGCGAGCCAGTGCCGCTTCACCCAGGCCTACCGCCTTGGTGTCGGCTTCCATTTGCTGAGTGTGCCGGCGTAGAGAGTTGATCGCGGAATCGACCTTGTCGTCCTGGTTGGCCGTGGGCGCGCCTGGGGCTTTCGACGTGTCGCGGCGAACACCCGACTGGACGTTGCTCGCCTCCTGCATGGCGCGCTGCACGTTGGCCGGGTTCATCATGGCCGCCCGCAGCCTGTTCGTGCCGTCCAGGCGCTGTGCGTCGATGCCCGTCTCGATGCCGAGCGAAGCCGGGTCCGAATTCAGGCCCAGCGCGCCGGTCATCTCGGTCATGCGGGTCCAAATCGACGAGCTACCCATGGCCGCGAAGCCATCGGGGATCTGCTTGAGCAACCCGTAGAGCTTGTCCGCCAGCCCGACGAGCTCGGCAAACACCTCGACAACGCTGGTCCAGTTGCCCTTGAAGTTGATACCGAGCTGGGCCATGTCTTGCTGAATGGGCTTCCATTTGTCGGCGAGAATCTTTTGCGCCTCGTCCATGCGGTCGCGGAGCTGGATCGCCCGGCCGATATCGTCTTGGCTGACAATCTCCGCCTTGTTCATGGCGTCGGCCTTTTGCAGCATCTGATCCAGGTAACCATTATCGGCGCGCAACGCCGCCGCGACCGGCTCGCCGAATGCCTTGCTGGCGATATCCAGAGCTGCGAGGCGCTCGCCTTTCTGCATCGCCTGATCAATCAGCGACACGATCGCGCGCAACCTCGTTTCCGTGGTTGAAGCTCCGGCAAACTGTCCGACGCCGCCATTGCCCGCGAAGTTCCCAGCCTTCACAAGGGCGTCAATCCGTTGCTGGAGATCGCTTCCGCCAAGCTGTTCGGTCGACGCCTTGTTGAAGTTCTGTAGCGCCTCGGTCACATGATCGATCGAAAGCGCCGCATTTGGCGCGCTCTTGGTGAAACGCTGAAAGAAATCGGTCGAGACGCCGGCCGATCCAGCTTTAGAGGCGATGGCGTTGAACGCTTCGATTTGCTGGCCCGCAAGCTCAACGCTCTTCTTTAGAAATGCGAATGTGTCGACAACTGCGGTGACGCCGAGGGCGATCGGCCGGATGACCGTGAGCAGCCGCCCAAAGGCGAGCGTTGCAGCGCCGGCCGCGCCCTGCGAGGCGAGGAAACCGGCTGACATTTTGATGGTCGTGGCGGTAACCGCGCGCGCCGCGTTCGCAGCGAGCACGGAAGTTTCATTCATCTGGCTCTTGAAGGTATCGAGCCCGGTGACTTTGATCGGGATATTAAGCGCGGGCGTCATCGGGCTTTCCTACGTAAAGGGCCATGAGGACATCTGCCGCAACGGCAGCATTGGCCGCGACGGGGGCGCCCCGAACGTGCTGATCCAAAAGCTTGTCGGCGTCGCGTTCGGACATGCCAGAGCCGATCAGGCCCAACTCTAGAATGCGCTCGATATCGTCGATCGAATAGGCGCCAGTCTCAAACCCAAGCAGGAGCGATGCCGGCGGCTTCCCGTTGATGCCGCGATAGCTCAGCACACGGCGAACCCAGGGATAGTTTAGGTTCAAGCCATAGGTTTGTTCGCCCCAGGTGATCGTTCGGGCGCACGGGTCAACTTCACTCATTTCAAAACCTCACTAACTGCATCATTGATTGCTTCTTGGATCTCGGGTTTGAGCGCGCGGTAGGTCGGCCAGAAAAACGGCCGCGCCGCTTGCCGCGAGGTGCCGTATTCAAATGCCTCGCTGTAGTCATAGGGGACACCGGACCCATCGCGGACTTCCTTGGTCGTCATGTCGCCGCCGGCCTGAACGATGTATTCGAGTTCATTAGCGCCGGGAGCCACGGTGCAGGACGCTTCCAAGGCGCCCGTCTCCGGTGACTCTTCAAGCGCCCGCAATGCATCGCGTTGCGCGTCCGAAAGGCGGAAGGCCTGTTCGCGCAGCACGTCGCTAAGGCGCTCAGTGAGCTTGTCGGGTAGCGATTGCAGGTAGTCGTCGAGGTCGTCACTCATGTGGCACCAAAGTATTCCCGAAACGTCGCCGTGATCGTGTTCGGGGTGTCCGAGACCCTTGAGAACTCCTTGCAGGTCCACTTGCGCGTCACCCCGTCGCGCAGCGCGTAATAGAACGGGATCGTGCCCTTGTGCGCGACGAAGAAGTTCATGATCGTGTCAGCGTCAGCGTCGAGCAGCGCGGCCCAGTTCAGCGCCGCGACCTGTCGAATATTGTTGATACCGTCCGGAGATCCCTGGGTGTAGCCGTCACCGAACGGCGCCTCTAAGGTTTTGACCTCGGGCGTCATCTTGGTGCCGGGCGACTGAGGGACCGGCGGGGCGAAGGTGTCGAGATCGTCTTGGCTCACGTCACAAAGTCTCCGGCGGTTAGTCTGGGGTCATCCCAAAGCGAGGGGCCGGTGTCGCCGGCCGCAGCACGCGAGCAGGCCATCCAGGTCGCCACGGCCCCGTCGATCCTGTCCGTGCTCTTGCCCTTGTGCATCACGCGATTGCCGGCGCTGTCGGTATGGATAGCCACGTTCTGCATGCACCAACGCAACACCGGATGTGCGCCGTGGCGGAAGTTGCCGCTGATGATCGCGGCCTCAAGCGTGTTGAGTGCCGGCGATTGTGTCACCCAACCTTGGCGGATGGTGACGACCGGAAACCCTTCGTCGATCAGAGGGGTCATGACGGCGCGCGCATAAGCCACGTCAAAACCGACTTCGCGAACCTCAAACCGTTCGGCGAGACCGCGAATGTAGTCCGCGATTGCAGATTCATCGATCACGTTGCCCGGCGTGGCTGTCAGGAAGCCATCGCGCCGCCACTGCTCATAGTTCACGCCGTCAACGTCGCCGCGCCGGACAATGTCAGCCTCGGGACAAAAGAAGTGCGGCAACACCGTGTAGGTGTCGTCATCTTTGAAACACGCAACCACGGCCGAGAGGTCGGTGGTCTTGGACATGTCGACACCAATCCAGCACGGCTGGCCGTGCAAGGCCTCGTAGTCGATCGGATCGCCGCCCAGGTCATAAATGGTGAGGTCGACAAACGACGACGTCGTTTTCGCCTGCCAGAGGTTCAAGTTGAGCTGGAGGAAGCTCTGTCGTTCGGACGGAGAGTCGATCGCCTTCTTTACCTTGTCGCGATAGGCGCCAAGGTTGGGATAGCCGTAGCGCATGCCGGGGTTCAGGGCCTTCCAAACGGCCTCGCTCTTCCAGTCGTCGCCTTCCTCCATCATGAAGATGACGGGCAGCGTCGCGGGATCTTCGATCTCGCCCTTCTGCACCTTGATTGCGTGCTGAACGATCTCGAATGCCAGATTGTCCTCGCCGCGACCGGCAGTCGTCGCGACGACCATGAGCGTTTCGGGGATCTTGACCAGGGCGGAGTCCAGAGCCTCCCACTGCGATCGGCCAGCGCGGCCTTCCCAGGCGTGCAATTCATCGGCAATGACGACCTTGGGCGTCTTGCCGTGCTGCACCTTGCCGTCCGACGCGACGGCCTTGTAGCGGATGTTGTCCCGGCCGAACGTCATCGTGTGATTGTTGCCGCGCAGGATCCGCATGTGCTTGGACAGGCGCCGATCGTGTTCGATGATCAGAGCGGTCTCTTGGAACAACTCCAGCGCCTGCTCATGCGCTGATGCTGCCGAGACAATGAGGCTTCCGGGCTCGCGCTCCGGTCCGATCAGGTGCAAGAGATTGATCGCTGCCGCCAGAGACGTTTTACGACCGCCCCTGGGCAAGAGAAGGATGACGCGGCGGACAATGCGCGAGCCCTTGCGCGCGACCAGAATGCCGTCGTCGTAAACGTCCTCAAGGTGGCGCGGGCCGTAGACCTTGAGAAGGATGCGCTCTTGCCACGGGTCCAACTGGAACGGATTTCCGAGCGCGCGGTTTTTCGGATGCTTCAGCCTCCGAACCCATTCGACCGCTTGAGCACCATACCCGAAGGGGTCCGGGATCTCGGACTCGTCATCAATCCAGGAGGGAGTCAGCATCGCTGTCGTCTTCCCGGATGGATGGCCGCGAGCGCGAGGTCGGCGTCAGGCCAAGCTCGGCCGCGAGCTGACGCGCCGTCACCATGGCCTTATCCTGCATGCGGACCAACTTGTGATCGATGCCGGCGCGTAGCAGTAGCTCAAGCTCGCGGATGCGGCCGATCGCGAGGCAGTAGCTTTCCAGGCAGCCGAGATCGGCCAGCGTGAGGATGCGGCGCTTGGCAAGCTCCGGCATGACGCGGCGCCATTCGGCTTTTGCGTGCTTGCTCAACCACGTCGGCGGCCGGGTCGAGGCGTCGAGCGCGTTGGCGTCGGCCTGTAGCTCTGGTTTGCGGCCCTTCACGCGGGCCTCAATGCTAGATTGGTCCACCGGTTGTCGTCGAGAATGCCGTTGATGCGACGCACGCGAAATCCCGTGGGCCACGAGCCGGTCATGTAGAGCCAGCAAAGGCGCGAAGCCTGATAAAATCGCCCATCGATACAGATCCGGCGGTGACCAACGCTGTTGATATTGCCAGCAATGTCACCTGTCTTTGCGCGGCGGGAATTGGTGTTGGCCTTCCAACGGAAGATGCCGGTGGCGGGGTCATACGTGAGCAGTTGCCGGAGGCGTTCAGCGGTGATCATGGGCCAACCTTCTCCACCGTGAGGTCCAGGCCGCGCCGCCGGCCAAGCTCTTTGATGCTGACGATCTGGTATTGCCGGCCGTCATAGGTGACGCGGTTCTCGAGACTGACGCCATCGAGCCAGCGGATGCGGAAGGTCCGCACAATGTCGGTGGTGTGGCCGCGAGCGCCTTCCTTGTCGTCGGTGGCGTGCTGCAAGAGCTGGGCGCGCATGGTGGCGATGGTCGTCCAGGTCGGAGCGGCCGCGCCATAGAGGTCCGGCGCGGTCATGGCGATGGCCTGGATCTGGATAACGCGGTCGAGGTTGCCGGCCCTCATGCCGCCCTCGCTTTCACGATCGCCGCGACCGTGACAATGCCGTGGCTGTAGGAGCCGTGCGGATCGCGGAGGTAGCGCGTTTGGGTGGCCTGCATGTCATGGACGGTGAAGCCGTCGATCGGCAGCACGCCATCGGCCTGGGCGTCGATCCGCAGCGCCGCCACGATAGCCGAGACGGCCTCCTTACATTGGACTAGGCCGGGCTCCTGAAACCATACGTGCAAGGTGGCGTGTGTGGTCGCGTCCCAGCGCCGGAGGATGGTCTGGCTCTCGCCGATGTAGACGGCCGGCATGATCTCGGGGCGGCCGGTGGCGTCCACCACATGGTCAGCCTGGACCAGGGTCATCAGCTCCGGGCTGGCGATCAGGCGCTCGCGGATGGCCTTCTGAAGGGCGAGAGACGGGTCTGAAGTGGTCATTTTAGAACGAGAACGCGCGGTAAGGGGCCAACAGATCGAGGAAACCGAACGGCAATGCTGACGCGGTGACGCCCACAAGGCTGGCCTCGCGGTTCTCATAGAGGTGCGCGGCCAATTGCAGGATCGCCTCATTGATCGCCGCCGGAGTGGTGTCCAGGCTGGGATCTGACGCGGTATAGGCGCCAACCCATGCCCTCGCGGCCTCAAGTTTGCCCGTGAGGAGCTGGTCATCCTGGTCGGTGGTGAGGTTCAGGTGCGCCTTGAGGTCGGCCAAAGTGACTGCGGCCATGGTCAGAAAATCTCCAATTTGGGCGTCTCTTGCGCGGAGGGAATGTGCCGGTCGTCGGCGCTTTTTGGGTGGGGTTGACCCACCCCCGGGGTATGTCGTTGTGAGGCCACGATGGCGCGCTCGGCTTCGTCGCGCTGCGCTGCCAAGTGCTGGTCGAGGCCATGACGTAGCTCAGCCATCTGCTCCTCCATCTGGCGCAGACACTGGCGCACCGAACGTGTCATCTTGCGGTGTGCAGCATGCATGTCGCGCTGGTAGTCGAGCAGCGCAGGCAGCGAGTCTGCGAGCGTCTTGCTTGAACGTTTGGGGTTGGGCTTAGCGGTCATCTCGGCGCTCTTGTGATTGCTTGGTGCTGTTGTGGTGATGGGCACAAAGGGGCTGCCAGTTGCCCTTGTCCCAGAACTTGGCCCTGTCGCCGCGATGGGGCGTCTTGTGATCGACCACGACGGCAGGCTTGCCGCACATGGCGCAATCCGGGTGTTTGTCGAGGAAGGCGCGGCGTGCCAGCTTCCATCGGCTGTCATAGCCACGATCGTTCGCATTGGGCCGGCGCCGATCGTTCTCGGCCTTGCGTTTGATCTGGCATTCACAGAGGTCGGTTGCAGCGATGATCTTGCCGCAGCGACATACGCGGCGAGGTTTCCAGGCCATCAGCGCGGCCTCACATGGTTGGTCATGTCGCCGATGGCGTTGAGGTCAGCCTTCATGTCGGCGAACGACTTGTCCGCTACGTCTGCGGTCTGCTCCTCTTTGCCGCCGCCGAAGATCGCCTTGAGCATTTCCATGCGGCCCTTCTGGGCGTTGACGATCTCCGAGATCGTTGCGTCCCAAACGTCCTCGGGAGCCCAACCAAGCCAGCCGGTGCCGATCTGGAAGAGCTGGGTGAAGTAATCATCGAACGGGACAGGTTTGCCCGTCTGCGGTCCATCGGTGCTGCTGGCGTTGGCGCCGCACAGGATGACGACGAAGTCTTGAAGCTGGTCTTTTGCGCCCAGGAGGTCGCGAACCACGGCATTGCCAGCGAGCGCGTAAGCCGCCCAGGCCTTCTGATCCACGATGGTCGCGTTGATGAGATCGACGGCGGTCGTAACGCTCCCTTCTGCGAGGTAGCGCGAGAGGTTGTGGAAGCCGTCGTAACGCTCGTATAGGATAAATGCGGCTCGCAGCGACGGCTTCAAGTCGAAAGACTTGTCGCCGAGCTGGAGGGCAAAAGTATTCGCTGCGAGCCGCATAGCTGTGTCCCTTAGGTCGCCGAGACCTTGAGCTTCACGAACCGGTCGGGGTTCGTGATCGAGCCGCCCACGCGCTTGCGCGAGTGGAAACGGGTCTGGCCCTTGGTCGCCATGCTGTAGGGATCGCGCAGCACCTGGAACGAGACGCGATCGACGATCCGATAACCGGACAGGTCGCCGAACAGGATGGGGAACTTGTTCGCCCCGATATCGTCCATGTCGACGGCCTCGATGATCGGACGGCCGAGCAGCGTCGGCGCGGCGCCGTTATTGAGATCGTCGATCAGAAGATAACGGCCCATGCCGTCCTTGAACTGGCGGATTGCCGAGATCGTGTTGCGATTCATCAGCCACACGCCACGCTGCGCCCAGAGGGTTGGGATGGCGTGAAACATCCCGATCAGCACGTCAGCCGGCGTCGAGCTCGGGAAACCACCAGCGGCGCCGGTGATGACCTGGGAAATGCCGCTGGCGGTCATGAGGCCGGCCGGCTGAGTGGTGCCGTTGCCCTTCACGAACGCGGTGCCCTCTGCGATCGCGAACGACTCCGCCGTGTCGGAGGCAAGTTCGCCTTCGAGGTTGTAGGCGTTGTCCTCCAGGAGCTGGTTGGAGACGTCCGTGTAGGTCGCCGCCTCGTAAGGCGTGATGGTCACGCCAGCGTAAGACGGCTCGCTCTCGGTGCGGTCGGCGGTGTCAGCCACCCAGGTCGCGGCGGTGCTGCCGGTGCGGCTCGGATACTGGATCTGTGCCGCGCCGACCGTCACGACACGCGCATACTGGCGGATCGGCGAGAACAGGCGCAGAAGCTTGAGGACTTCGCGACCGAATTCCGGCGGCGTGAGCGCGCCGTTGGCGGCGACGGCAAGCGTCTTTTTTTCGAGTTCGCTCAGGGCGTCGGGTCCGTTGCGAAGGAAGTTTCCGAACGACTTCGTCTCGCCGTCGTCGGACACCGCGCCGTGGCCCTGGCGGTTCAGCTTTGCCTCCAGGCGATCGAGGCGTTCGGCCGATTTGGTCTCGATTGCCTTGATTCGATCTTCGAACGAGCCTTGAAACTCGCCGAGGGCCTTGGTCACGATCGCCGCCGGGTCGGTATCGCCGCCGGTGTCTTTCAGTTCGAGGGGAGAAACATGCTTCATGGTAGTGACGTTCACCTTTCTAGGGTTGGTTCAGTTGGATGACGCCGCAGCGAAGCGTCGAATTATTGCTGCCACCGCAAGCGCGGCGTCGTAGTTCTTCGCGCTGGTGATGCGAGCGCGGGGATGGGCGGGATTGCGCACCACGCTGATCTCAGCGAGGTCGAGCGCACTGATGACGCGGTTACGGCCTTGCGTGGTTGACGCCTTGGTGCGGAAGCCAATCGACAATCCGTCGACCAGCTTGCTCTTGACCATTGCGAGAACCGAACGAGCACGCGGCTTGTCCATGTGAAGCTTGCCTTTGACGACAAGGCCTTCGGTTGTCTCGGCGGTTTCTGTCCAGGTGCCGACTAGTGGTTCATCACAGTGGTTTTGACTCTTTGGCGGCAACTGGATAGGCGCGACCGAGTTTGGCGCGGGCTTTGTCGGTTGTGAACATCCATTTGATGCGGTCTCGCGCCTTGTTTCGCTGCCGTTGCCATGCTGCGATTTCTTTTCGAAGCCTTTTGGGATCGTCGATGCGACGGCCGAGACACTGGCGCTGCAGCACGCTGATCTCGCACTCGACCATATTGAGCCAGCTGGCGTGTTTCGGGGTGTAGTGGAACTCGAGGCGGCGCAGGATGCGACGGGCCTCGGCAGGCGCAAATGCCTGATATAGCGCGCCGGCCGTATGAATCGACAGATTGTCCTGCACCACACGGATGCAGGCGGCATTGGGATAGTGGACGTCGACGAGTTCGCGCATGCAGTGCGCGTAGTCGACCGCGGCGCGGTGGTCTGTAACCTTGACATTGCGCCAGCCGCGATGCGGATCGAAGGTGACGAAGAGATTGACGGTACCGTTGCGGCGATATTCGTAATCGTAGCGCTCGCGCTGTCCCGGTTGGGCAGGGATCGGCTGGCGTACCTCGCCGATCAGCTGGACTGGGGTCTCGTCGAAGCAAACCAGGGGCCGCTCGGGATCCGGCGCCTCGGCGTAGAGATCGAGCACATCCTCCATCCGGGCGACGTATTCGCCGTCGACATGAGGAATGCACCACATATCCCGGCGCCACGGCTTGAGGTCGTTGTCGGCCAGCCGGCGGCGCACGGTCTCGCCCGACAGGCTGGCGTGATCGGTGAGCTTGACCATCGCGTCGGCCAGCAATGTCAGCGTCCAGCGTTTGCGGCCGGCGGGCGGCTTGGCGCATGCCGTCGCCACCAGCAGGGCCTCTTCCTTGCCTGTCAGCTTGCGTTCCGCGCCCGGACGCGGCTCCTCACTCAAGGCCCGCTCCAGATTGCCTTCTACGAAACGGCGTTTGGTCCGGCCGACGGTGGAAAGGCTGACCCGGACGGTTCGGGCAATCTCCGCGTCGCAGCTGCCTGAATCGGCCGCCAGCACAATCTGAGCCCGTTTGAGTTTGCGGGCGGAATGCGTGCCGCCGCCGAGCATTGCCGTCAGTTCGTCCCGCTCGGCTTGGCTCAATTCGACCCGATAACGTACATTCATGCTTCGCCTCCTTGTCGGAGGCCGGGACGAATCCAGCTATGAGTCAAAAATCAGGCGCGCACTTCACCGAGAAGCAGGGACACTATCTCGCTTTCATCCATACCTACTCGTACATGTTCGGACAGCCGCCCGCCGAGGCCGACATCCAGCGGCATTTCCGCGTCAGCCCGCCGTCAGTCCACCAGATGATCCTCACCCTCGAACGCAACGGGTTCATTCGTCGCCAGCCCGGCGTCGCTCGAAGCATCGAGATCCTCTTGCCACCCGAAAAGTTGCCTATCCTCGGATGGCTCGGTATCAAAACGTCAAAATCACTGTGA